TCAGCACAAATTTATTGATTATCCTGATTGTTTCCCTTGCTTCTTCAACGCTGAAATCATTGCTTTGTAAGGTCAAAATATAATTGAACAGGCTTTGATTTCTGCCGTCCCCCGTTTCCATGTTCAGGAACTCCATGTTCGACTTTACCGGGTGAAGCCAATGGGGAAGTGGTTGTGCTTCTTCATTTTCCGTTGTGTCGTAAAGAATTTCCCTTTGCTTCCCGTCATATTTCAACACTTCATAAGAATTCCGTGTACCGATTTTAATATCAGCGGTCAAACCTATTGCCAGTTTGCAGCCTGTTTTATTGGTTGGTACTCCGCTGTTCTTGAATAGAAAATGCTTGCCCCTACTGGTTTTATAAACCCTGCAAGTCAAGGCATATTCTTTGATTACCTCGAACAGTATTTCAGAAGTTTCAGAATCATCAATATCAATTAGAATTGTGTCCGCCGCTAATATTCCGGCGTATTCCGGCAATGACTGAACCTGTTCAAAGGTTTTGAAATCCGTTCTGCCCTTGAATTTCTCTATGCACTTTTTATTTTTGGTTTCAACAAAACCTTTGAAGAACAATTCCAATCACCGCCTTACATGAAATATTTGCAACAAAATTCTGTTGGATCAATGATTTCTGCCGCTTCATCTGCATTTTCATCAATCGCATTTTGTAATGCTGTGGTAACAGCTTCATCAATGGTTTCCACCCAATCAATTTTTGCTGCTTCCAATTCTTCAAAGAAGGCTTGCATGAATTCCCTTGCCTTCTTTTTTGAAAGTGAACTTTCAAGATTGCGCTGTAATGTGGAAAATTCCCTTTCGGCGAACCCTTCTTTTATGGCTTCACTGATAACGCCTTCTTCTGCGTAATATCGAATATCCGTTTCCCCGCCGCTTTTGAAGGTCTTTCCGTGAAGGCATTTTCCTTTCTCGAACCAATGACACCAACGGCAATTTTTATATAAATCTTCTGTCATACTATCACCCCAAAATCTGATAATCTTTTATTTGCAAGGTCTATATACCATTGCTTATCTAACTTTTCAGGTACTTCAACCCCGTTCACTTCATCGTTGAATATGAAGCAATGTTCCGGGGAATTCGGGATTTTTGCGGGTCTGTTGGTTGTCGCATGAACCTTTTTCACCCCGGAATCGGAAGGGTTCTTTGAAGCAAATACCCTGATGCACTTTTCTTTGATAACCTTGTTTCCGTGAAGAATGTGCGTATATTTTCCGCTGATTTTAGAAACAAGCTGAAATTCCTTCAAACCGTTACATTCTAAAACGGTTCTTCTTACGGGAACACCATGCACCATATATTCAACCAATGCTTTGTTGACAATCGGCAAATCATAATCAAGGGAAGATAATTCCTTCACATACGCCCCTTTTGATTTCCAATGCCCCCACGCATCAAGGATAATGTAATTGTTCACATCCTTTTGATAAATTTCCCGGTATTCGTCAAATTCAAGGTTCAGCCCGGTTCTAACTTCCCATTCATGGGCTACATCATCAATCAGGCTATACCATTCTTCTTCATCTTTTCCTTCCGGCATTTTCACAAGCACACCATCTGTATTTGATTGAATAATCTGTGCATAAGGTTCAAGGCGTTCAATTAAATCCAGCAAAAGCAACTGCCCGTAAACGCAAACCCTGTTTGCCTGTAATGGATCATAAAGGGCATTGTTTTTGTCCTTCATAACTCCATAAGTGGAATTCAGCACCAATTTTAACGGGGCTTGCAGCGGGTTCTTTTCTGCTTTGTATTTCAATCTTTGGTTGTAGATTTCAACAAACTTTTGCGGATCGGTAATGTTCCGACTGTGAAGGTTATATTGCACCATCAAAGAGGGATAAAGGGAAGCAACATCCATATTCAGAAAGTAACCTTTCCCGTGGTACTTTGGAATTGCCCCATGAACACCGCCCCATCCAAATTGGTGTGGAACTCCGGCAACCATAATATCAAGCTGGTTTTTCTTCCCGTCCTTCTGATAACAGCGGTTCGCCGGGTTTTCATACCATTCAACCACTTTTGAATATTTTTCAATTCGCATTGAACACGGAAAATCAATGTCAAATTCATCGTCCCGGTCAATATCACGGCGGGCATCAAGAATAATTGCTGAAAGCTGCGGTTTAGTTTTGCTTATCAGCGACATATCAAGGGGCTTTCCTTGACAAGCCAATTTCACAAGCCCAATATGGGCTTCAAAATCTTTTTTCCTTTGCAGAAAAACTTGAATCGTTTGTTCAACATCGTGTTTACAATATTTCACGGTTTCAGCAAGTTCTTCTTCTGTCAGTTTGCGGTCAATATCAAAAGGAACAGAAGTTTCCTTGATATTGTTTCCCATGAATCCTTCAAAAGACTTCAAGCCCCTATCAATGTTCATCATTACATCGTAATTATTCAAAGGGTATTGGTTGAAAAGGCTACTGAACTTCCAACCGGGATTTCCTTTTACAATGATATAATCATTCACCTTTTTAGGATCGAACCCGCAAAGGATAGCTTTCAAAATGTACTGATCGTAATGGCGGCTGTTAAAACCACACCATATTTCCCTCATATTTGCCTTATATAAGGCTTCAAGTTCTTCCGGGGAATTGATTATTACATGGGTTTTCTTTGCGGTCATATCCATTACCACAACAAGCCAGTCATACTTGAAAACCTCGAAATCATAAAACAGCACTTGTTTCATCACTCCTTTCTGAAAGTTGAACGGGGTTGCAACCGTTCCCCCGCATTACCGGGGCAAAATGCCCCGTTGCTCTGCGTTTAATCTTCCAGTACATAAACTTCCTTGATCTCAAATTCGTTGTAGCCTTTGCTGTTTTCTCTGTAATCAAGGGAATATTCAAAGTTGTTGTCAATGGCTTCCGCAATATCCATAATCATATTGCCGTACTGGTTGTAGGTCTTGAACTGAACATCAATCGGTTCATCCATTTCTGCAACCAATGCACGAAGAAGTTCGTTTGCAATGTGAATTTGAAATCCCTGCGTTACTACCTGATTCATAAAGATCAGGCTGCCCTTGTACTCGCCTTCAACGATTTTGAACCAACAAGTAACCATCGGATCGCCCTTTTTACTCTTTGTCAGTTCAAGTTTGTTGACTGCAACCTCGTATGTATCATGCGGAACATCACGCCTACCGCCATTTTCGGCGGCTTCTTCAACATCCTTTGCAAGTCCTTCCGTATCAATCGCCTTGTCGAATTCGTCCCAAATGTTAGCCATAATTTTTCACCTTTTAACCTTTCTGTTTTAGTGTGTTTTTGCGGTCAAGATACCCTTAACCAATTCAAAAGCCTGTTCCTGCGTGAACCCGGCTTCCACATAGGCATCATAAAGCTGCTTTGCCGTGGAAGCGGATTTCTTTGCCGCTGCTGCCGGATCAATGTTGAACGGGTTTTCCGGCTTATAGCCCTTCTTCATTTCCTGCTGCTGTTTGAACGCCGCCGAAATAACGGCGTTCATCAGTTCATCAGGAATACCAAACGGATTGTTCATTGTCTGCACCTGTCCTTTTCTTTACTCTCTTGCTTTACGCTTACGGCGGGGCTTTTCTTCCTCTGCCGGGGCTTCCGGGGGATTCGTTGCACCTTCAACGGGGGTTTCCTCTGCCGGGATAGAATCATCCGTTTCACCGCCGCCCGGTGTCCATGTTCCGGCTTCCTTTTCGGGCTGCTGTTCTGTCGCCGTTTCAGGGGCTTCCTGCGGGGTTTCCTTTTCAGGGGTATCATTTACCGCCTGTTCCTCTTTGGGACTGTCCTGCGGCTTATCTGCGGGTGTGGCGGGGGTTTCCGTTCTCTTTCTTCCGGTTCTTCCCGCTTTCGCCGGGGTAGTAGCTGCGGGTGTTACCGCTGCACCGGAAGCGGCGTTTTTGTTCGCTTCATCATACACGGCGAACAGGGCATCCACATCAAGGGGAATATCCTTTGCGTTCACTTTCAAACGCCCGCCGCCGAAAATTACTTCATTGCTTTTGAAGCTGAAAGTTCGGGCATCACCATCCGCAACAATACGGGCAACCACATCCACCATTCCGGCAACCTTATTTGCAACCTTTTCCTGCAAGTTCGGTTTGATAGCCGTGATCTTATCGCCGCCCTTGCGTGTAATATCCTTGCTGGTGTCCTCGTGGGAAATCAGGATAATATTTTCATAGTCAAGGTTCATCAGGCGTTTCAGCGTGTTCAGGAATTCGCCCCGCACCTTATCCCACGCACGGAAGGAATCATCCGATTCATGGGTAATGCCCATCTGCTGATACATATAAAGGCGGCAATGCTCATACAAATCTTCCAACAGGTCAACAATGATTGTTCGGAAGCTGTTTTCCTTCTTTTCCAGTTCGGAAATTGTGTCCTTGAACAACTCCCAAGCAAGCGTTCTTTTCGTCTGCCGCCCTTCAACCTTCACTTCATCCTTAATGCGGATATACGGGGCATCAACGAACTTGATATTGCCATCCGTATTCAGCATAAGGGGATCGGGGAAGGCGTTTGCAAAGGTGGTTTTACCGCAAAACGGTACACCGTAAATCCAAAGCACACGCTTTTCAACTGCTTCAATGTTCCTTCTTTTGTTTTCTGGTAACTTCATAAAATAGTCCCATCCTTTCTCGCAATTTTCTTGAAATTCGCAATATCTGCATAAGTAACTTTTTTCTTGCGGGAACTCTGTTTCCTCATTCACCGCTTTTATGGAAAATAGAAATTCAATCACTTTTTCAATGTTGAATTCTACTTGAACAGTTTTAACTTCCACCCCGGACAATTCCGCTTTCAAGCGTTGTCTAAAATCAAGTAGGGTTTCCGTTTTCTTCTGCCGGATTGTAACTTTGGGAATGAACACAAAGTACATATTCCGAATCTTCTTTCCGGGGTTGTTTTTCTCAAAGAAATACTTGTAAAGGTGAAGCTGCCCCGATTGTTTGTAGCCCGAAACATTGTTTGAATACTTGAAATCGTAAAGATCATAAGTATCAGGAAGTTCAACGCCCCGTTCAAAGACTGTTGCCGGAACAAGGTAATCAATGAACCCGTGGAAATCATCATCCTTGATTTCAACTTCAAATTGTCCACCGGGCGGGATCGCCATCTTTGCAAGCGGGATCACCGTTTCAAATTTGATTATCTCGTTTATGTGTTCATCCGTGATAACCGGGAAGCTGAAACAATATTCCCTGATTGCTTCTTCAAGGTTTTTTTCAATCCCGGTGTGAACCGCTTGCCCCAAAATCAAAGGGTTGTCAGGTTCGGTTGCTGGAATAGTGGTTATTCCTTCAAGATAACGCATTTTGAACTTGTGCTTGCATTTTTCAAAGCAATCAATGCTGCTGTGTGAATATCGCAATTTATCACCCCTTTCAAAAGTTCCTTGAACTGTTCAAACCCTTCCGGGTAAAGGAACACCCCAATTCCCCCTGATTTATTGATCCGGCTGATATTCAGCTTTTGCAATTCGGAAGGTCTGCCATTGGAAGCCTTTACTTCCACCGCAACCATCACCCCATTTACGCAAGCCAAAATGTCAGGTATGCCGGATTTCTGAAAGCCACCGCCCCAAATTTTGGTGTACCATCCCACCATAGGGGCGTTCATTCGGTCTGTGGGATAACCCGCCGGATATATACCCACCGAATGAAAATGTTTTTTAATCTGTCCTTCAAACAGCTTTTCTTCTGCCATTTATTCATCTTCCTCAATGTCATTGGCATAAATTTCAAAGTAGTCAACTTCTGTTGAACCATCTTCAAAATGCTGTCCTTCAGGGAGGGAGTAATTCACACGGCGGGCAAACTCTACAATAATTTCCCCCATTCCCTGATCTACCCCGGTATCACTTGAAAGCCGTACTTCCAAATTATCCGGTACACCTTCAAGGGCTTTCTTCAATTCGCCCACTGTCAGAACTTTTCTGTTCATAACACGCACCTTCTTTCTTCAAATTTCTAACGAAAAATTCATTTCGGCTTTGGGAAGCCTTCACATGGCAAACATGGTGTTTGCAAGCTGTTTTCCGGCAAGGTTGGTGTTTTCGGTTTGACTGCGAACAAACCACTTCACCATGTTCAGAAGTTCCCCTTGTGTCGAAGTAACCGCCCATCACTTCACCGTGATTTTGACGGAAGCGGAAACATTGCTTGTTTTGGAATACTTTGCGGCAACATCCGGCAATTCTTTTTTCAGCTTTGCGCTGTCAATGGTGGTTCGGGTTGTAGGTGCAACATAGGTAAAACGAACCTGTTCACTGTCAAACTGCTTCACCCCGTACTTTTCCATTGCCGCCATAAGCTGAACACGCATCGCCTTTTCCTGTTCTTCAATCTGCTTTTTCTGCACAGTCAGATTGACAATTCCCTTAATAATCGCCGCCGCTTCCGTCTGCAAAGCTACAAGGGCGGTTTCATCAGTGAAGGCATCCTTACAATCGGCTGAAAGCTGTGTGCATACATCCTTGCAGGTTTCCTTTTCTTCACAATCCAAACAGCAACACATTTTGCCGCAAACTGAATTTTCTGCCTGTTTACACTTAATCATTGGTTGCGCTCCCTTCCAATTCAGCGTTCATTTTCTGCTGAATCTGTAAAATTGATTTTGAATAGTTAATTTCAAAAATTCCTTGTTCCCACAATCGGGAAGCCCCCGTTTCCCCCATGTTGTACGCCATCAAAACCTTTTCCGGCGTTTCGTATTTCTCAAAGAGGTTTCGCAAGGTAAACATTCCCGCCCTGATATTGTCATAAGGATTTAGAAAATCTGAAATTCCAAGTTTTTCTTTCAGGTATGTATGATTTTGAACATTGATCTGCATTAGTCCGTAATCATCGGTTGCGCTTATAACATCGGCTTGAAAATTGCTTTCGTGTTGAATAACCGCCATTGCAAAAGTAAAATCAATGTCATACGCTGCCGAAAGATAAAACACAAATTCTTGTAGTTCCTCGTTCATCGGTACATCAAGCGGGGTGAATGTCAGCTTATTTTCCCAATTTACAGGCAATTCAGCTTCAAACATCTTCCCGTCAGGCTGTCCGAAAATCACAACTTCTTTTTGGCTTGAATTGCTTACTGTGTCGCTTTTTGATATTCGCCCGATCCCAAATCCTGCAAGGGAAAAGAGAATCGCAACGACTACACACGAAATCAAAAACCTTTTAGCAATCGAAGCCTTCTTGATGTTTCTTGAATAGTTCATCTGTATAGTCCTTTCTCAATTCCAAAGTGTGAAGAATATCTTCTTCAACTGTTCCGGGGCAAATCATCAAGTAGTATAAACAAGTTTTTTCCTGCCCGATTCTGTGAATTCGTTTCTTGCTCTGTTCAAACAGTTCACTTCTATCTGTCAAGGAAAAGTAAATGATTCTGTTTGCCTTTTGCAAATTCAGCCCCATAGCCCCCGCCTGATACTGAACAAAGGTAATTGAATCCCCGTATTCCTCATAGGCGGTAAGGTCTTTTGTTTCCCCGTTTACCACCGAAAAAGGGCGTTCCAGTTCAGCAAGGGCGGCTTGCATTGTGTTCAATTCATCGTTGAAGTTGTAAAACACAATCAGCCTATCTTCTGTGGATTGCACCAAATCCTTAAAAGCTGCAACCCTTTCTTTGTTCAAGTAACTGCACATCATACGGGCATAAATCCTTTTTGAAAGGGTGGTATCACCTATGAATGCACGCCCTTCAATGGTGATAATTTCATCCCGCATGAATTTTTTGTATTCCTTTGTTGGTTTAGAATGAATAGGAATTATCACCTGTTCGGGAAGGTCAAAAACATCTTCCGATTTCATAAAGATTGCGCCGTGTTCGGCAAGTTTCTTTTTTAGACGGTCAACATTTTTGTAACCTGCAACACGGGGAATTCTGAATCCGCTGTTGTGATCTTCAATCCATTCCATTTCAACATACTGTTTATAATAGAGGTCTTTTGTGATAGTCCACCCAAGCAAACGAAGCTGCGACCACAATTTTTCATACTTTCCTGCTGTTGGTGTGCCGGATAGTAAGATCACATTTTCCGGCTGCATTTTTAGAATAAATTTTGACCGTTTCGCCGTTTCGTTTTGAATGATAGAACTTTCATCAAGCAACAAGGTAAACCCGCTTATATTGGCGAAATATGAACGCCTGAAAACCAAATCGTAATTGATAACACCCGCTGTTTTATTTGCGGTTTCAGGATCACCGTTCATTACTTCCGAAAAGAATTCCAATTCTTTTTTGTTCGTCAGATCAAAAGTGTCGTACCCTGCAACATCAACCAAGTGTTGAACCCAATCTTCAACTTTGGATTTTTGGCAAATTACCAAAAGGGGCTTATCAAGCTGTTTTGCCTTTTCGCCGCCTATATAGGTTTTACCAAGTCCCATATCAAGGTAATAAGCAACACGATTGAAATTTTGGGTTTCCTCTAATGCTTTTCTTTGGTGGGGAAATAATCGCATAGTTTAATCCTGCAAAGCCTTAAATTCATCAAGCATTTCCTTCAATACAGAATCCTTTTCTGCCATCATTTCATAAACCGCATCTTCTTCTAATTTTTTAATGCGTTTATCCATTTCTGCTTTCAGGTGCTTCATTTTTTCAGCTTTTTCCTTTCTTTCCGTATAAGCGGAAAAATCTACTTTGCACACGACTTCTTTCATTTTCCCTTTGGGAATACTCG